ACGCAGGCTGGCACATACTGTGAAAAAAGACTATTGGACTGCCGAACGCCGCCGCCTTCAATCTATTAAATTGACAGCATATAATTCTGAAGTTGATAAAACATCGGATGAATATCTAAGTAGAAAATGCTGCAATACAATATTATCAATTGTATGAAAAGGTATGGACAGACCGTGCAATACAAACAAGGTTACAGAACTGTTTAACTGCGGCTGCAAACAGAAAAGGTAAACCGTGGTCCGAAAATAGACGGATGTCCCACGTTCCTCGGAAACAAACCGACTCCTCCAACGAGAAGCGGAGAATCAAAATGAAAGGTAGAAAGACTTCTGACGGTATGTTAGGACATAATCATACAGATGCATCAAAAAAGAAGTGCAGCAATTCAAATAAGGGATTGATTGTTATAAAACGTGGATATTGGTATGAATCCCCGCAAGGTGCGCAAATATTATTTTGTCCAATAGTTGAAACGGCTAACTTATATAATTTAAGTTTAGAACAGTTACGATTGCTACGGTTAGGAAAATTAAAGAAAAATCATCATAGAGGTTGGAGATTTATTCGAACAGCAACAGCGGATGAGATATCACCTATAAAAGAACTATATCTGAACAATTTTCACCAAAAGAAGAAATAGGCTAGTAAATAATCACATGGGAAAAACATTCAATAAGCTAGAAGATGCGTTTGACTTGCCTGACATGGATTCAATTGTGGAAACCACCTCCAATGACATCCAGGAGGCGTTGGAACAAGCCACCAATCTTGAAAAACAATTTGATCAAATGAACGGCTACGACACGCACGACAGCGAAATGGACGAGCTTGCAAATTTAGCTATAAACGCACACAAAGATCTGCAAGAACTGGGTATGAATGTTGAAGTTCGGCACGCCGGGGAAATATTTTCAAGTTCTAGCCAAATGCTGAAAATTGCAGTGGATGCTAAAAATAATAAAGTAGAGAAAAAACTAAAACTGTTGCGTTTGCAATTAGACAAAATGAAACTAGATAAACAGACTGCACCCGAAAACACAACACTCGATGGTACTGCTGTTGCACTCGATCGTAACGAAATACTAAAACAGCTACGCCAAATGAGCGGCAATGATAAATAAGAAACATAGGAGCCGCCTAACATGAAGAATTTTAAGGAATACCTTGCTGAGAGTTCAAAGGATCACAACTATGTGATTAAATTTTCTCAGCAACCAACTGAAGAGCAAGTACAGATAATCGGAGAATGGCTAAAAAGATATGAGCTTAGAGCAATTACTCCTCCAGAAAAAATAGTAGACGATCATAAAGATTTTATCGATATTCCCAACAAAGATGTTTATAAAATGTCCTTTACTATTGGAACTCCTGCAGTTTCGTATATTCTGCAACAAGATTTACGCTTGTGCTCAAACATACCTGAAAAGTACATAGTAGTACGCGGTGCTAGCGAGCCAATAGAACGCTATGCTGAGTACGATGTATGGAACCGTCTTGCAGACAAAGAAGCTGAAAACTCTGGCGACGAGCATGCAGCTAGACTTAGTACCAACAGAGAATACGACGCAGCTGAACAACCACCAGCTGGTCAACTGTTTGGAAATGAATATAACAAAGGACTGCTCAAATATCTAGCAGGAGTAGCAGATTCTCGGCCAAGTATGGAAGTACATCCATCTGCTCCATTATTCAGCTGGCTACAAATGGAAGACATTGAACCGGGTGAACCTATGCAAGATACCAGCGACTTTAATGCACAATTTAACACACCAAAGCCTGTTACAAAAGGTGGCAACAAAGAACCTATTGACAACTACTATGTAAACAGCAAAGGCACCATGTCAGACAACTCCATACCTAAAGTGAAATTTGTAAAGGATCCAAAGACGGGTAAAGCCAAACAAATGGTACAACCAGTGGAGAAAAATTAACATGGAAAGAAAATATAAACTTTCGGTTACAAGCGACACAACCGATATCAACGTTCTTAGTGTAAATGCAGATGAAGTGGCTCGTATTGTTCAACTGGCAGGTATTATAGAACCAAGCACCCCAACTAGCACAGTTGTTGCTACAGTAAACCCTATTTCAGCTACACCGGTTGCAAGGGCCGACACAATGTCAGCCAACGACACAGGTGCAGAATTTGACACAGACATGGATGTCATGCGTAAGAATGCTGGAATGGCAGTTCCTGCACGTCCGGTAACAGACGTGCCAAGTGACATGGCAATGGATGCTGACGATAACATTGACGATAACATTGACGACAACATTGACAACGACATAGATGATACTATGCAGCAAGAAATGGACGAAATGCTATCTCTTGACGAAGACGTAGCCGAATACGACTATGGCCATCGTAAATTTAAAGACGAAGGTGAGGAAGTTGACGAAATTGACCTTATATGGCAAGCAGTTGAAAATCCTCAAAGAATTAAGGGAAGCCCGGGCGATAATGGCCTGATACAAGAACTACACAACAAGTTAGCTTCTGATTATGCACAATATCTAGCAGAGACAGAACGCGAAAATGACACTGGCGTTATGAGTCCGTTAAGCGACCCAACAAAGCCCAGTTTTGACAAGGATCCACTTAGTGACGAAGAGCCTGTGGATGACGGCAGTCATAGCCCTATGAGTACTATTGTGAGGCAATACGCTTTCAAGTGAAAAGCAGCCGGCAGTCCAACAACGCAATTGCGTAAGTCATCGGATATAACTTATGCTTATTACTTTGATTGAGCATACGGTATTGCAAGTACACTGTTAAATGATCAACCATCCTGTGTTTTTACAGGATGGTTGATCATTTAATAACTTCATACCAGATCGTGCGAAACCATACAAATTCCTGCCGTCATTTGCATACATAGATGCTATGATATCAAAAGTACTCATAAGTATATCAGGAGGTTATACAAAATCGTATAGATCAACTGATGTAATGATCTCCTTGAATTGAGAGACACATGGGTAAAAATACGACTGAATTTGAAAAACTAAAGCCGGCTGGTAAGAAAATAACACTTACACAAGCACAATTTACTGAACTTGCTAACTGCCAGTTGAATCCTTTGTATTTTATGGAACACTTTATGTGTATACAGCATCCACTGAAAGGCAAAATGCAATTTGAAGCATATCAGTTTCAACGAGAATTGATTCATACATATTGGAAAAATAGAAATACTATAGCAATGATTCCTAGACAAAGTGGGAAATGTCTTACAAATATTACTATAATTACTATTAAACAGCAATCTACAGGAAACATATATGACATACCGATCGGAATCTACTACGAATGGGCAGCTTGTATGCGTGAAGGTACTACCTTGCCCGACATTAGCCAATATATCCGGCCGGCCCAAAATACAGAAAAACCAAAAGAAACCTAAGCCTGTTTATTTGTACGATATATCTTTTGGTAATAAAATTATAGAATACAATGGTAATTTTTGGCATGCTAACCCAACTATGTATGACGAGACATATGTGTGCCCATATGCACGATTATCGTTTAATGAAATACGTAATAGAGATAATAACAAAATAAATACAGCCATAGCAAATGGCTACGACGTAATGATAGTCTGGGAATCGGACTATAAATCAAACCCTGAAAAAATCATAAAACAATGCATAGAATTTCTGAAAACGTAGATCGTAAATTTGTCGATCAAATTTCGTTAGATGACTGGGACATACTTACTGATTCTGGCTGGCAACCTTGTGTAGAAATATCAAAAACTGTTGAATATCAAGTTTATGACATGGTATTAGACAATGGATATCGGTTGCAATGTGCTGATAATCATATTGTATTTGATGAAAATCATGCTGAAATTTTTGTTAAAGATCTTACACCGCAGCATCGTGTACAAACTGATTGTGGGGCAGTGTCGGTGCGATCAGTTATACAAACTGCCGCAATGGAAAATATGTACGATGTGTCGGTTAATAATGTTGATCACAGGTATTATAGCAACGGTATACTTAGCCATAATACCACCACTGCTGCAGGTTATTTGCTGTGGTATGCTATGTACAATGACGATGTGACAGTGTTAATTGCTGCTAACAAATTCAAAGCAGCAAATGAAATTATGATGCGTATCAAATACGCATACGAAGAAATGCCAGACCATATACGTGCAGGCGTTATAGAATACAACGTAACAAGTATACGGTTTGACAACGGCTCAAGAATTGTAGCTACCACTACTACACCAGATAGCGGTCGTGGTATGAGTATTAGTCTGTTGTACTTAGACGAGTTTGCCTATGTACGACCTCGTGTAGCTGTGGAATTCTGGACAGCTATGGCACCTACATTAGCAACAGGCGGAAAATGCATAATAACATCTACTCCTGCCAGTGACGAGGACACTTTTGCCGAGCTGTGGTTTGGGGCAATCAACACAATCGATGAACACGGCAACGAGATTCCAAACGGCGTTGGTATTAATGGGTTTAAAGGTTTTAGCGCACGCTACAGTGACGTACCTGGCCGAGACGATGCGTGGGCAGCAATTGAGCGGGCAAAAATTGGCGCAGAACGTTTCCAGCGTGAATATGAATGCCAATTTGCAGGCGAAGAAAGTACATTGGTAAACAGTCTAACACTACAGCGTTTAAAAGGCATAGAGCCACTTTTCAAAACAGCCGAAGTTAGATGGTATGAAAAAATATCTCTTGATAAGACGTATATTGTAAGCCTTGATCCTAGTGCGGGAGTAAACAAAGACCCTGCATGCATCCAAGTGTATAGCATACCCGACATGGTTCAAGTAGCTGAATGGACTAGCAACAGAGTAAGCATTCCGAACCAAGTACGTACCATGCAAATTATAATTAATACATTGTATACAGAAGTTAAAAAGCAAGGTTATAAAGGCGAGCCGGACATATATTTTACTTTTGAAAATAATACTTTGGGAGAAGCTGCTATACAATCTGTTAATGACATTGGCGAAGAAAATTTCATGGGACAGTTGTTAAACGAGCCTCGAAAAACTGGGTTAGTTAGATATCGCAAAGGACTTAACACCAACGGACGCTCAAAAGCACAAGCTTGCCTGAAACTGAAAAGTCTTCTTGAAGGCAATCGACTTAAAATTAACAGCAAACTTCTTGTTAAACAACTGAAATTTTTTGTAAGTAAAGGCGATAGTTTTGCGGCCAAACAAGGCGAACACGACGATTGCGTTATGAGTACTATACTCTGCATTCGCATGATGCAAATGGTTACAAATTGGGACGACAGAGTAGGTGAGCTTCTTAAAGACGTGTTTGATGGCGATACAAACGAACAGCGTGACCCGTTACCATTCTCTGTAATGATCAGCTAAATACTATATCTATAAACGGAGATTATAATGGGTCACAACTGGTCGGTGGTTACAGATAAAATTTACGGAATCGTCAAAGGTTCTTGTAAAAAGCTGACTATGTATGACAAAGCTGGTAATGAAACAATAGATCCAGATGATGCTACTAGATTTTTTGGTACACTTGCTAGCCATAATCCTAAATTAGATAATTTTGCCATTCTTGTAGCACTACACGATCGTGGACAATACAGTTATATTAATATAAAAACACCCAACCTAAAAGACGACGTAGACTTTAAAAAAGTTCATCAAATACGGAATCATATACGTAAATCGGTGGGACAGAAAGAAGGTATAAAAGTTGTTTGGCAAGTTTTTGACAAAGAAATAGACCCAAAGGAGGAAGCAGTGAATAACATCAAAGAAAGTAAGGATGTCGGTAAGTGGTTTGGTACCACTAAAAGCTCCTTCCAGCGTATAGGCGAAGCTAAACTGATTATACGACATACAGACGCAATAAATGAAGAAAAAACAGGTGCTCGTACACGTCATATACGTGCTTTATTTGTCGAAAACAAAACAGGCGAAAGATTTGCTTATCCTCACTTACATATGAGCGGAGCTAGAGCATTTGCACGACACATTAGCAACGGCGGCACTAATTATGATTCTATTGCCGAGGGCATTATATCCCTTAGCGCAGATTATATTAGTTTGCGCCGAGCAGCACATACAATGCGTCAGCATCAAGTTGTATCGGAATGGACAGTAGGTGTTCGCAAAAGCATGGACGGAATTAATCGACGTCTTACAAGCTTGCATGGTTCAAAAGGCTATTCCAATGCAGAAAGCATACTAGCTAGCCAGTCCATGGTTCTCGACGAACAGTCGACAGACAGTTTATGGCAAAAATTATCAGAAGAATGTTCTTGCGGGCAACACGACCCTGCCTATGCAGACCTAGGGGTTGCTGCCAAATATCTAGGAGCAGTTGATAATCAACCAACACCTATAACATTCTCATGGCATCGCAAGCCTAACATCGCCGCCGTGCCTGACAATCGCAAGGTCCTTGAACGACTACATTGGCAGATACGCGAACTTGCAGATGCATGTGCCGACCCCCGTGCGTCAGCAAGATTATCCGAAATTGCAGGAATGATCGCGTCTAATATTAAACCAACTGACGAAGACCTCAATTTAGTTCGCGAAGCTATTGCCAGCAGCAGCGTACAGTCTGAAGAAACTGTTCTTCCAGAAGAGGTTGAGCTAGATGAATTTCTAAATAAATTTTCTCCAGAAGCTATTTTTGCTGAAGATCCGGCCAACACAGATTATGGTGATAATGCAGACATAACTGAGAATTATGACAGGCTAAAAACCCTTAAAAAACTGATAGCTGACATTGAGCGCAAAGAAAAACAGCTTCCGCCTGGCATCTCAGCAGAAAGAAAGAAACTAGCCGTTGCCAAAGAAAAATTAGCAAAGGAACACCATAGATTATTCGTTTCACAATTTGGCGATAGCTTAGCGGAAGAAGATCATGGTGAACCTACAAAAGATGACATAATATGGTGCTCAAACTGTGGTGAAAGATTTCATGGAAATGGACGTAAACATGGATTCAGCCATTGCGAGAATCACAAAGGGTTTAAGATGATATATGAAACCCTTGTGACAGATGATGAAAATGTCGACGAAGGCGATGCGTATGGTGTTGCACAAAAGGACCGGGAACGCAAAGAAGAAATTGTGTACAATAAGGAGCAGCGTGCAAAACGCTGGAACTTTGGCGAACCTATAAAAGACGACACCGCTGCTGACAGCGATTTAGAAGAGGATACAGCCGATGAAAATATCAACGAAGGTTGGTCAATAGCCAAACCTATTGACACAGATAGATATCAATCTCGAGCTGGATTGGAAGGACCATTCATGACCAAGGTTGGTAAAGTGGTTTATTATGATCCAAAAGAAGGCAAGTATTACGATCCTGACAGTGACTTCTATATCGATTATGATGACTACGCTGCAATGAATGAAGAAAGTTCTGTTGGCAGTGACAACCCCTGTCATGTATGCGACGGCAGCGGTACACATCGCGGTAAAACATGTCGTTTGTGCGACGGCAGCGGGTTGTCAAGTGCTGGACACCATAGTGTAGAAGAAGCAGAATCGGACATTAGATTTATTCCCGGCGTGCCTGGCGAGGCAATTTTAAAAATAGGTAACTACTATCTTGTTTGGGACAGAGACAGGTACGAGTCTCGAACTGTAAAAAACGAGTATGATGTTTATCAACAAACTGGCGACACTTTTAAACATATTGAAAATCTTAATATGCCGTATGACCCTCCGGGCCATGCAACTGCCATGTTTATTAAAAAGTATTCACATATGACAGAGTCTGAAAATATAAAAAGAATTAAACACTTAGCAGGAATTTAATAGAAATCCGGTCAACAGACCGGATTTTTTTGCCATTTTTAAATTTGCACAAGCCGATTAGTATAAATACTATTGTCAGTAGTAGAACAGAACGATGATCTACTATTGTCTTAGACCATTATTAGGCACACAAAGGAGGCACACACAATGGCATTAACATTTAAAGAAATCCAAGCTAAGCTGCTAGCACAGCAAGCTAACAAAGACCGCGCCAAGAACGGCAGCGGCTTCGGCGGCGATAACGCTATCTATCCATTCTGGAACAATCCTGAAGGCTCAAGTGCAACGTTGCGCTTCCTTCCAGACGGCGACGAAACAAACGACTTCTTTTGGCTCGAACGCCTTATTATTAAACTTCCATTCCCTGGTGTTAAAGGCGACGTAACAGGTAAGCCTGTTGAGGTACAAGTTCCATGTACCGATATGTGGAAGCCTAATTCTTGCCCAATTACAGCCGAGATTCGCCCATGGTGGAAAGACAAAAGCTTGGAAGATATGGCTCGCAAATACTACAAGAAAAAGAGCTATCTATTCCAAGGTTTTGTCACTTCGAATCCAAACAAGGATGATCAAGAACCCGCCAATCCAATCCGTAGATTTATCATTAATCCATCTGTGTTTGATGTTATTAAGTCAATCCTAATGGATCAGGATCTTGAAAATAGTCCTACTGATTATGACCACGGACGCGATTTCTACCTTCTCAAAACTACTAAAGGCGGCTATGCAAACTATGCCAGCAGCAAGTGGGCTATGAAAGAACGTCCGTTAACTGACGACGAGCGCAATGCGATTGCACAGCATGGACTTTGGAATCTTTCTAGTTTCCTTCCTAAGAAGCCAGACGATGCACATCTCAATGCAATCATGGAGCTTTTTACAGCAAGCGTAAATGAAGAGTTGTATGACGTAGACAAGTGGGGACAGTTTTATCGTCCTAACGGTATGCGTCTTGATAGCAATGGATCTGAGAACGACTCAAGCGATGCTACAACCAATGTTACAACGGTTGCAGCACCAAAGGTCACTGCAAGCTCAATCCTTAATCGGTTGCCATCAAAGCCTGCGGCTAGCGAAGAAACTTCGCCACCGTGGGATGAGCCAGCTACCCCGGCAGCCACAACCGTAACAGCGGACAAGCCGAAGATGCAGTCACCTGATGACATTATTGCTGCAATACGTCGTCGTCAGCAGCAAAAGTAATTAGACAAAAAACAGGGGGAGGACCAAAATCCTCCCCAGTCTTTTTAGGCAGATACCATCTGCCAACAGCATTGTATTGACAGGAGTATAAGAACATGCGGCCATTTGACATCAGTAAGTTTAGAAAGGATTTAACGAAAAGCATTCCCGGTATTTCGTTAGGTTTCCATGATCCAAAACATTGGATTGATTCGGGAAATTATGCATTAAATTATGGCATCTCGGGTAATTTCCTCAGAGGAATTCCTCTAGGTAAGGTTACCATGTTTGCAGGACAAAGTGGCAGTGGCAAGAGCTACATTTGTTCTGGTAACCTGGTACGAAATGCACAAAAGCAGGGTATATTTGTCGTATTGATCGACACGGAAAACGCACTAGACGAGAATTGGCTAAAACCTCTAGGAGTGGACACAAGCGACGACAAGCTGCTCAAGGTCAACATGGCAATGATTGACGACGTTGCACGTCTAATGAGCGATTTCATGAAGGACTATAAGACAAGATTTGACAATGTCGACGAAAAAGATCGCCCAAAGGTACTGTTTGTGCTTGATAGCTTGGGAATGTTGCTTACACCAACAGACGTTAATCAGTTCCAATCTGGCGACCTAAAAGGTGATATGGGCCGCAAGCCAAAGGCCCTTGCAGCTCTGGTTCGAAATTGCGTGAACATGTTTGGTGAGTATGATGTGGGCATGGTGGTGACCAATCATAGCTACGCAAGCCAAGACATGTTTGATCCTGACGATAAGATTTCTGGAGGTCAGGGTTTCATTTATGCATCATCGATCGTGGTTGCCATGCAGAAGCGCAAGCTCAAGGAAGACGAAGACGGAAAGAAAGTAACCGACGTTCGTGGTATTCGTGCTGCTTGCAAGATCATGAAGACCAGGTATAATAAGCCCTTTGAAAATGTTGAGATCAAGATACCCTGGGATTCAGGAATGGACCCTTACAGTGGGCTAATTAACTTGTTTGAAAAGAAGGGCGCGCTTGTAAAGGACAGCACAAAGCTAAAATATGTTGACAGATCCGGCAAAGAACATAAGTATTTCAAGAATTCCATTCCTGATAGTCTTCTTGATTTGATTATGGAGGAATGGGACGAAACAAAACTATCACCCGTACAGGAAGAAGCACCTGACGACACGGATGAACCAACAGGAGAGTAAAATGGAAATTTCTGATCGTACCCTTTTAGAAATCTGGGAACTATTCACAGATTACATTCCCCCGGGAAAAAAGAATGATGCAGCGGTAAAGTATCTACGGATTTTTACAGACCAAGATATTGAGCTGGAAGAGCTTGAGGATCTTCGTGAGGAAGACGAGCACATCGACTATGCATTGGACGAGCTTGCAAGCAGCTTGGACGATGGTTATGAGGACGAAGCCGAATACGAAGAAGAATAAAAGAACGTGCATAATAAGATTTCTGCCCGGTTGACACGATTTGTGCAAACGGGCAGAAATAACAAAAAAGAGGGAAAATGTGGTACAATCGGATAGTGGAGAATCTTGCTGAAATACCATCTGCAATAGATTACTACAACAACGAGCTTGAGCTTTCACAAAATGAGACCAAAATCATTGGTAATCTTGAAAAAAATTCACAAGAACTGTCAGGAATAACATCACATAGATTTGGCCAATTGCAGGAAATCGAAGCCATCCTTAAACATCTAAATATTAAATATGACAAGATGCGCAGCGATCATTACAGGAAATACCTGGAAAGATATCAACGCGAGCTCACGGATCGCAGCATTGAAAAATACATAGATGGCGAAGACGATATCGTCAACATGTGCATGATCGTAAACGAAGTGGGATTGATACGTAACAAATATCTAGCCGTTATGAAAGGGCTGGATATAAAGGCATGGCAAATTGGCCATATCGTTAAATTGCGGGTAGTCGGATTAGAATCAGTAACCCTTGAAAATAATACCAGAATTAACTGATTTTATTTTTGAGCCTGCCCAGATGTAGGTTCAAATTAACAATTTTAGGGTCATCGTTAAAAAGGTAAAATTGAGTAGCACCATCGTGATACCACTTCCTACCTTTAACAGCACTTTTACCAAACATGGGATTCTTTTCTCCTGAACATTTACCTTTATTTGCCATGCTCACCTTTTGTTTAGATTCGTCGCTGTGTGTTTTGCCAGTAAAATGATTGATGTAGTCCGGGATTAAATCAGTCATTTTCTTGCCTTTATTATAGGGTACCGACCCCTTTTTACTACTACTCATTTTCATCACTGTTTCGTCATTATCTTTGGTTTTTCCAGTATTCCATGCCGGTTTACCAGTTTTAACACCTTGTCTACTATTAGAAATTTTCTTTTTTATTTCGTCAGCACGTTCTTGACCAAAGATTTCTTCAAAAGATTTATTTTTGAGACGTGATCTACGACTATCTCTTTCTTTTTCAGAAATAATTCTTGTACCTGCTCCATCTCCACCATCTGTCATATTTGTCAAAATACCGGTCCCGACATCTTTTCGACCATAATATTTGATTAATCTGATTTCCTCTGAAATTGCGTCATGTTTATTATCGGTTATCAATACAATTTTTATACCTATCGCAAGGTTGCTTTTGTGTATTTGACGTATAGTAAAAATTTTATGAGGATTGGCTCCTATCTCACATTCTGATTTATCTTGTAACGCTTCTGCTATGTGATGATATGGGCGAGTATCTTTTGAACTATATCCAACATAAAATGGTAAGTCCTTTATTGGATTCCACAACTCATATACTATATAATTAGAAATATTAATCCTCCAATGCTTCAACACTATTTATCATATCAAATGTGGCGGGTATAGAAGATATTAAATAAATGGATAATCATGATCAAAACTGCTGAGATAATTATTATATCCGCGAATGAAAAAAGGAACCCGACGAAATGAAAATGGCTGAAATAATAATAGAATCGGAAGTTACCGTTAAGATAGAAGGTCTGGACCTGGTAACACGTCGGGCATGTGT